AAAAAAGTCTGTTCTGGAAAACCTGTTTGCCAATTAATTCGCGCTAAGGATACGGGACGTTTTAAAAAATCCATCAAATCATGAATTCTACCCTCGGCTGCAGACTTTAAATAATCTATATTAGACGTAATTAATGGCTTTTCAACCCTATAAACATCTCCTTCATTTTGATACGTAACAAGCTGCTGAGTTTGTATACTGGCAGCTTCAGTATTTAATCCTAATGAACTAGTACTCTTTTAAAATTCATTGCTCAACAAGAGTAAATTAAGCAACTTATGCGTCTCTACACAGCCTAAACTAAACTTTCAATCACACGTGTAGAACTAGGTATTACCTATTGAAAGTAATAACCGTTAACGCATTCGCACTCTATGACGCATAAGAGTGCGAACCTAAGAAACGATTATTGAATTGTATCGCGTTCGGCTTCCTTCTTTAGGAAAACCAACGCAACATTATCTTCAGGGGACAAACGTAACTTTATATGCTGCTGAGCATAAGAAGGTAAATTAGGAATTATTAAATTTTTAGTCCTTGAAACATATAAGATATCTTGAACAAACTTATCATAAATATCTTTTCCATGATAATACGCTTCCCATAAAGCTCCTTGTAGTATTTCAACTTGTGCCCGACGACTAGTCGGACCACGTTTAAACCACATTAACATTTGATATATTGTGTCTATATCAAGTGCTCCAAACTTCTTTCCATCTTTAAAGACACGCTTTAAATAAACTACTTGATCCCAATCTTTACGCTTAGGAATATCATTACCTTTCAAAGGGTCTGTATAGATCATATTAAACAGCTTAAAACCTTCTGCTAATATCTGCATATTTAAAAAGGGGAAATAGACGTCGCTAACATTACCAACATTATCGTCCCCGTTAGCATAGCTCCCGACATTTTTGTTAAACTCTGCAAAATCCAATTTCAGCCCCTGTAAACAAGACATATCAATGTCTTTACACATATTATCTAAAATTGCTAATTGACTCGTAGACGTAAACTCAGGCAGAAGAGCAGGCACTCTCATTTTAATCATAATTAACTTAAAAATATAACGAATGCCTCCTTGAAATAATAAACTGTTAATCCTACCGGTTAAATAATTACCAGACGGATTACCTTTCTCTTGAGCAATAATCATGTTACGTACCCAAATCTTAGCAAATGCGATACTAACTGCCATAGTGTACCTACGCTTTTTATCATCTTCGCTAACATTACCTTTATTATACCAACGTATTATTGCTCTTAAAACTCCCATAATCATTGTCGCTTGTAAAGTACCATCGTAACTAGTAAAATCGCCATCAAACCAATTATTACCAAAAGTACGCAAATGGTCGAACAGTAAACCAAACTGAGTATGAACATCTAATCCGATAGTCTGACCTGAATAAAGCCAATGTGTGCTACTATAGCCTTCAAAGGCACCAAACAATCTCTTTTGTACTATTAAATCTCGTATTTCGCAACCATTATACCATCTAGG